CAGCGCCAGGGATGCCCCATAAACGAAAGATTGCCGGTGGATGGTCATTGGGGCCTGCCCGTCTGAGAAAACCCAGCTTGAGCCGCCTGGACGCTTGCCATGATGGCCTCGCGCTGCGCTTCCGGGGTGCCCTTCAAAACGCGGACGAGGGAAAGCACCTCGCCCGGGAATTGGAGCACACCTTGTATCATTTCCAAGATGGCCGCTAGGGTCATTTAGCCGCCGGAGGCTGATTGGCCTTGAGCCAATTGTAGATCAACTGAAACACAGAATTCGCATCAACGCCAGGAATCAGCGCCAGAGCCTCAGACAGCGCAAACAAAAGGCCCAGGATCACTGCCGCATTGGATTGAATCCAAGAAATGATGCTTGCCATAGAATCTCCTTATTCTTTACAATCGGTTCAACCGAAGTTATCTGATTGAAAACAGCCCATCCATTGACACTCGAAAAGGATAGAATATGGCCAAACAAAGAAGCAAGCAAGAGATTGAAAACGAATACTCCAACGAATGCGCCCAGTGCGGTCATAAATACGCCACTATTGCCGCACTTGAGCGTCAGGAAAAAGAAAGCGACAACAAGATCGCGCTGCTGAGGTCTGAGATTCAAGGCCATATGAGCAAAATGATGAAGCTCCGTGATGAGAAATGGACTCCCGTGGCAGGCACTGAAGCGCCTACCGAACTAGCCACGCCCGAGGTTCAAAATGAAGCAAGCTAAAATTCTTTGCCCTAGACCGACGCCGAGTTTGAATCACTCATCAAAAAGCTTGTGAAGCAATTCAAGCTCCCCAACGCTGAGCACGCGACCGCCGTCGTTGCAAATCGCATCATGCACCTTCCGCCCGATCAAGATACCACAACGATGGAATATCTTGGAGCTTGTGTGCGTAAGAACGTGGCGTATCAGGTCGCCGAGAGCCAGGGTAGGCGTATCGCCCATAAGATCCAAGTTGACATGATCGTGACTGAGTTGAAAGCAAATCCCCTCAACCAACAGGCCATGGATGCGCTTGAGAAGGCCGTCAATGAAGGCTCTGAATATGCAAAACAGGCCCGCGCCGGGCTTTCTTTAGAGCCATCTCATGCCAAAGTGTTGAACTTGGTGGAGAAGCCTCCTGAGTCGGCGTGACTCGAAGTTTAAAAAACTTGAAAAGTTCTGGTATGGGAAGCTTCTAGAAAGTGGGTTTCATGATATCGAAACTACTTCAGGCAAAACACGGCTTCTTAAAGAATGGGATTCTAATTTTTTCAGGAATCGGTTTGATCCAACTCGGTATGATTGTGCTTGCCAATATTATGAAGAAGCAAGGATCATTCTAGGCGCATATGCCTTTGAAACCGAGGTTCATCAGCGCATCTGGGAGCTTCATTGTGAGGGCAAAACAGAAAGGGCGATCGCTCAGGAAATCTTCGGGGCCTATGGAAAAAGTGCGGTTCATTATATCATCGCGAGAACTGCAAAGTTGATCAAAAAGAAGAAGAAATGAAACCTGTAGAAATCATCACACGTGAATATGATGCACAAACCGATGACCCCTACATTTATTCAACATGGATTAAATACTCCTGGTATAGCCCTAAAGAGCCCATCACCATGCATAAAAAGGATTGGTGGGTGCATAAGTCAGCCGAGATTAAGGCCCTCCTAAAACCCCAGAACGTGCGCGTGGCTTGTTTCAAAGACAATACCTATACGATCGCTGGCTACATGGTGGCAACGCCAGATAATATCCACCATCTGTGTGTTAAAAAAGATTACCGAAACCAGGGAGTTGAAGAGCTGTTATTGAAAGCCATGAAAGGAAGAATCGATGGAAGCGATGAAGATGGAACCGACAGACGCGATCCTGCCACCAAAGGACAAGAACCTAGCCAAAGCATTTGAGCGGGGCATCCCCGTCAAGCGCGCGGACTTTCATTCAGCCGTCAACAATACAGACAACGTGCCCGAGAACTATTTCAGCGCATCTTCAGCGGCGGTCTCTCGCATCGTGAGGATGTGGTGGGTGCAAGGCGATGGCCTGCTCTGTTGGCATAAAGGCGAATGGTTCATGGTGCCCAGCGCGACCGTGCGCTTCTGTAAATTTGAATAAGGCATCTGTCATTTTTAATGGACCAAAAAGGGCGGTTTAAAAAGGGGTGGAAGGGTGGTCCCGGTAGGCCGCCCGCGCTTTTACCAGAAGTCCAGACGCTCATTGATCGGGCCAAGAATGAACTCAAGACCACGATCGTTGAGCGCATCAGTCCCAAGGTCAAGCAGTGGATTGATCGAATCATTGAGCAGGGCGTGGGTGAGGGCGATGTCGTCCGCTTCAAGATGCTCATGGAGATTGCTCTCGGAAAGCTCGTGGATGAGCCACCTGAGTTCCCGGTGAGTGAAGAGGAAAAGATCCTAGTTAAGGAATACCGGCGCAGAAAGAAGGAGCAGCTTGAACGAGACCTGGGAGCTGGATCAGCAAGCGGTCCAAACACTGGAGGCGGAGCTAGCCAGGACAGCGAAACCCAAGTTTGAGCTTGAGGGGTTCCTGTTCAAAGAACAGCTTGCGTTTGCGCTTGATCCAGCTAAATTTGCCACTGCCGTTTGCAGCGTCCGCGCGGGCAAGACAACCGCTTGCGCAGCTGATCTAATCCATACGGCGCTCACCCGTCCCGGCTCTGTCGGGCTCTATATCACTCTGGCCAGAGCAAGTGCAAAGCGCATCGTCTGGCCAGAGCTGCACAACATCAATCGCAGATTCAAGCTTGAAGGAGAAGCCAATGAAACTGATCTTAGCTTTAGGTTCCCTTGCGGCTCTATTATCTATTGTTCAGGGGCAAGTGATGCGACGGAGATTGAAAAATTCCGTGGCCTTTCGAACGTGGCCCTTGCGTATCTCGATGAATCCCAAGCCTTTAGATCCCATATTCGAGAACTGGTCGAAGAAGTGCTCATCAAAAGGCTTTACGATACTAACGGAAGGCTCCGTCTTATTGGAACGCCAGGACCCATACCAACTGGTTATTTCCATGATGCCGCTCACAGCCCCAAATGGTCCCACCACGCCTGGACCCTCCACAACAACCCCTGGATCGAGCGAAAATCAGGATGCTCCGTCGCCCAGCTCATCCAACAAGACTGTGACCGAAAAGGAGTAGACCTCAATGACCCATCCATTCAGCGTGAGTGCTTTGGCCGATGGGTTCTTGATACCAATAGCCTTCTGCTCGAATATCAGGCCGAGCGAAATCACTTTGAGCAGCTCCCGGCGGGCAATTATCTCTACATTCTTGGGATGGATTTCGGTTTCGAGGACGCAGACGCCTTCTCAGTTCTGGGATATCTTGAGGGCAGTCCCAACACTTATCTCGTCGAAGAACTGATCGCGGAGAAGCAAACCTATGAACAAATGGTGGCTAATTTCGATAAGCTTTACAGGCAGTATCCTTTTGCTAAAATTGTGGCAGACCCTGGCGGAGGTGGTAAGAAGCTCATCGAATCCCTCAAGCAGCGCTACCCCATCCCGTTCAACATTGCTGATAAGCAAGGAAAGATCGCCAACTATGGCCTCCTCAACAATGCTCTCAGAACAGGCCGCTTCTTTGCTCGAAGAGACTCACGTTTTGCTCAAGACTGTAACCTGCTTGAACGCGATCGAGATAAGTCCACTCCAGAGAAAACGGTTGTTAAAGGACATTCAGACGCAGTTGACTCTGCTCTATACGCTTTCCGAGAGTCACCTGCATACGGCTATTGCCCGCCAACGCCAAAGCCTCGTGTTGGAAGCCCAGAGCACGCAGCACAGTTTGCTCAAGAACTGATGGAGCACAACATCGCCCAGATCAAGCGCGAGCGCGAGATGAAGGATCGGCAGGGGATGAACTGGGAGCCCAATCAAGATGGCTCGATGCCATGGAATCAGTGGGATTAATTAAAGGGCCGCTGATACGCATCCACGCAGCCGTGGTTCCAAGCCCACAGAGCGCCCTGACCCCGACACTCATGATGTTGGGAATTGCAATCATCATCACACTCAAGACCTGGATTGAGCTGCCGAGTATTTACAGCAACCACGGCTGGATCGATTGGCTCCCCAGGCGTGAATGTCACGATCCTGTGGCAGGTAAAAGAGCCATTTTTAAGCGCGCAAGTGGTGCGCCCTGGGCTCACCGTGAGCTTCCGGTCCTTGCAGTCCTCTGAATCCTGACAGACCCGGTTGAACTCCGCCTTAGCGTGGTTGAAAGCCAGCCCTCTAGCCTCATCCTCATCCTCAGAGACGCCAATGCCACAAGCATGGATGCCTGCATCGTCCCGGATGCTGGATTCCTCCGTGCAGAGCCAGTCAGCGGCGTGAGCAGCGTGGGGCAAAGCAAGGGTCACTGCAAATAAAAGACAAAGGCTCAAGTGGCCCCCCTTCGGGAGCTTGAGGATCTTGCACATCCGATTCGCCTGCCCCCGGGTAAGCGGGTGCCTCTTACGATAAGCCGCATCACTCTCCACGTAGGCTTGCATCACGGTCAACTCAAGGCTGAGCCAGTACTGAAGCAGGACCGCAAGGATGGGCGTTATGATCAAAATGATGAGGACCGTGAGTAAAGTGGTCATACACTCAGCATAGCGCGTCGGGCCATGGCCCGGAATGTGTCAAATTTGACCTAGGTCATTAGCTGACAGAGTTCTCCTGCAGACTTGGGTTCTAACTCTGGCGGCGCGGGCACACACTCGCCGCACCCGATTGGGCAAGATTTCATGTTTCGATGCCATTGGATAACCTCCGTTATGATGGCGTTTGTTGTTAAACGCATCGCGGGGCTCAAACAAAAGGGCGCAAAAACCCCTTTGACCGATAAGGGAGGAAGTGTAAGATAAGAGCTGCCAAGTTCTTAAAGACTTACAATCCAGTCTTATGGTTGAGCCCGAAATGCTGAAAAGTGTTTTGGGCTTAATTGTTTTTGGGCAAGCCGACACGTTTAGGATGCAGCTTCCTTTCCTTAAAGAATCCAAGTGGCCGCGTATCGCCAAGCCCATGGATGAAAAGCTCATGAACGCCAGTTTCGAGGACAAGCTCGAAGAGCATTGCATTGGGGAACTGATGGAAGCTGTGGAGGCCAAAGATCACGCCCGGTTTAGGAGCGCGATTGAGGCCCTAGTTCTCAATCTATTTGAGGAGGCCACAGATGCCGCTCCTGCCGGGCAAGAGTAAAAAGGCATTTGAGCACAATATCAAGGCCGAGGTCGGCGCGGGTAAGCCCGTGAAGCAAGCCGTGGCTATTGCTTACAGCAAGAAGGGCGAGGGCATGGCCGAAGGCGGCGAGGTTGAGCCCGATGAGGGTGACATGCTTATGGATCATGTGGCCATGGAAGCCATTCATGCGGTCCACAATCGCGATCATGGCGGCTTTCGAGACGCCTTCCATAGCCTGGTCGCTCATACGCTCCATCAGCTCTCAGACTCCATGGAACCCAGCGAGGAATAACCGATGTTGACACTCAGTAATGAAGCCATCTCCAAAGCCATCCGCATGAAGAAAAAGAAAATGGCCGAAAGTGAACCCGAGATAGTCGGGACCTCACCCACTCCAGACATGAATGCTCAGGATATCCATGATGTCGAGCAACATGCTCGCGTGGAGATGACCTTGGGTTCGCCCAAAAAGATCAACGCGGATGAGACCATGATGAATGAGTCCTATGACGGCGTGGGCCTCTCACCCGAAGAGAAGGGCCGCATGGAGCGGCTGCGCAAGTATATGGACACCATGGAACTGGATGGATGACTCCGGGCGAATTCAGGGAGTTCGCACGCACGATGCGGGAGTTTGGGCTCACGCGCGCCAAGATTGGCGACGTGGTCATGGTGATGGCCGGTGCGCAGGCATCTGACACAAAACCTGCTCAAGTGACACAACAAGTGACACAAGCCTTTGTGGCACCTGAACAAGAGCCCATTAAGCACAAGGTGGAGCAACTTGCTTCACTGATGAAACTCAGCGACACGGAATTGGTCGATGAGCTGTTCCCCGATCACACTCAGGATGAGGTGCCTGCGTGAGCTACACAGTCGAGCCCGTGAATGTGACTGGCACACCTAAAGAACGCGTTGTTGACCCGCGCTCCAAGAAAACCGGTCCGGCGCCCATGGCTTTCAAATGGTGGCTCGCCCAAAATGATAAAGACCTGGCTTCTCAGCTGCTCTCAACAACTGAATACCTTAAACGGACAAATCAACTTAGGATTCGACAGGCGAGTGTTTTCACGCGGCTCTTCAGTGGTAAACCGCTATATAATTTTCTGGCTTCTACTGCCACTCTGGATAATTCCAATCAGCTTCCTATTGGGCGTCCTACAGCAAATGTGTGCTACTCTTGCACGGATACTCTGACTTCCAGGATTTCACAGGATAAACCCAAGCCCACGTTCTTGACTGATGGCGGCAATTATAGGCATCGGAAGCTCGCCAAGGAAGCCAATCAATTCATCTGGGGTGAGTTCTACCGCACCAAGACGTATGACATGGCTCCGCTTATTTTCCGGGATGGCTGCATCCTGGGAGATGGGCTCATCAAGGTCTTTCCCCGAAACAAGAAGATCAACATTGAGCGCACGCTCGAGACTGAGCTACTCACTGATTACAACGACGCCTACTATGGGCATCCCCAGCAACTCATCCAGCTGAAGTTGGTGGACCGCTCCGTATTCCTAGAGCTGTTTCCTAACCATGAGCAGCTCATCTCAGAGGCTACCCACGGCAACGTGGACAATACGCCACGATCAACTGAAACGGTTGCTGATCAGTTCATTATCTCTGAGGGCTGGCACCTGCGCTCCGGTGATGAAGCTGAGGACGGCCGCCATGTGATCGCTTGCTCGGGTGGCGTGATCTTGGATGAGCGCTACGATAAGGACGTATTTCCTTTTGTGAAGTTTGGCTACAACCCAGGGCCTGTGGGTTGGTTCTCACAAGGGCTGATTGAGATCCTGATGCCCACCCAGATGGAGCTTTATCGCCAGCTCATCATCGGGAGCCAGAACTTTGAGCTGATGGGCGTGCCGCGCGTGCTGGTTGAAGAGATGTCCAAAATCTTAGAGACCTCTTTCAATAATCGCATCGGCTCCATCATCAAATACCGAAACACTCCACCTGAATTCGTGAATGCCCAGGCCAATAATCCTGAGTGGTATCAGTTCATTCAGTTTCTGATCCAGAACGCCTACCAAATATCGGGCATCTCAGCCCTCTCTGCCAGCGGTTCTAAGCCCCAAGGCTTGAATAGCGGTGAGGCTATACGGGAGTTCGACTCAGTCCAAGATAGCCGCTTCTCAGCCCTGGCCAAGCGCTACCAGAACGTATTCCCAGAGCTTGCCTATCTGATGATTGATTGCACCCAGGACATCATTGAAGAGCACGGCGGCACCTACAAGACGGTCTACCCCGGCAAGGATGGCCTGCACGAAATCGACTTCAAGAGCATCGGCGTTCTGAAGGACACCTATGTCATTCAGTGCTTTGAAGAATCATCGCTCCCGAAGGAGCCTGCCGGACGCCAAGCCAAGCTTTCTGAGATGCTCGCAGCGGGCGAGATCACCAATCAGGAATTCAGGCGTCTTTCCAACTTTCCTGATCTTGAGCAATCCGATCAACTGGCCATCGCCTTGGAAGAGCGCATTCTGCATGACTTGGATTCCATTATCGACGATGGCGTGTTCATCCCGCCGGATAGTTTTATCCGTGATCCGAGCGATCTAGCCACGACTCTTACAGTCAACTACATCAACAAATACATAGTGACTGACATTGAGTCTGAGAAGCTGGACATGCTGCGCCAATATTTTACTCAAATTGGTGATTTGAAAACCGAGGAAGCGCAACAAGCCGCTCAGCAAATGGCTCAACAGCAAGCCGCCATGGCGCCCTCTCAGGGGCAGGCCGCGCCCACGCAAGGGCAATTGCCCATCCAACCTCCATCCCCTTCCATGTCCCCGACCTCTAACGTCCAAGTCTAAGGAGAGACCCATCCATGGCCTATGAAAGAGAAGCGATTGCCGATACTGCGTCCGCTATTCCAACTGCTGCGCCGCCCATTATGCGCGAAGAGGTGGTTTATGACCCCTATCGCCATACTAAAACTCAACCCAAAGCGTTAAGCGCGATTGGGCAAGCCGACAAGACTGAGGGAAGTGCTGCTGTAGATGCAAAGCCGACTGAAGAACCGGTCAAGCTCTCCCCTCAAGTGGCGGCTCTTGCTCGCAAGGAACAGCGATTCCGACAACAGCAGCAAGAGCTTGAAAAGGCACGAGCCGCTTTAGACGCCGAAAAAGCTGAAGTCGCTGAACTGAAAGCGATGAAAGCGAAGTTGGCGGCTAAAGACTACTCGGGCCTAGAGGGTTTGGTTGATTATAACGAATATAGTCAACATCAAATCAGCAAGTTGAATGGCGCTGATCCTGTCAAAGAAGAGATCTCCAAGCTCAATAATAAGATCACTGAGCTTGAAAAGACGACACAGAACAATATCTCCAAGCAATTTGAAGCTGCTGTCAGTGAACGTAGGATCGCAACCAAAGAACTTGTGGATAAGACACCCGAGTTCGCCAGGATCAAAAAAGCCAATGCTTACGAGGCAGTGGTACAACACATCCTGGATACTTGGGAACATGACTCCAAAGAGCTTTCGGTTGAAGATGCCTGCAAAGAAGTGGCAGAAATTTTACAGGAAAAAGCTCAGCAATGGGCCGCGCTGCTAGAAGATGAGAAGCCAGCTGCGCCCGAGGAAGAGAAGAAAACGCTTCCGCCGCTGAAGCAAGGGCTCAAAACATTAACCAATCAAGTGACTGCGGGCGACATCAAGCGCCCGCCTAAGTCTCTTCAGCATATGAACGATGCCGAACGCTGGGCGGAGGCACGCCGTAGAGCTGAAGAGAAGTTACAAAAACAGAGCTGATCTTCAGCTCACAAGGATGTGAATCATGGGTGTTCCAGCCAATCCGGCAACTGCGTATAGTAATGCGCAGACCAACGTTGCCACGCTCAAAGAACTCTATTCTGATGACGCATGGGTCATGAAGGACCTTGTGTTCAATCGCAACCCTCAGCTCGCCTTGGTGGACAAGGATGAGTCTGAAATGGGCCTGGGCGGTAAGTACTTCCCGATCCCTGTGCTGAGCGATACTGGAGCTGGCCGTTCGGCTACCTTCGGAAATGCTCAGACCTACCAGACTGCGCCTGTCACGGTTGAATTCAACGTGACTCGCGTGCAGAACTACTCGCTGGCCACTCTGACCGGTGACTTCCTGCGCGCTTCAGCTCAGAACATCGGGGCATTCATGCCCGGTGCTGAACTGAATGTGAAGGCGGCCTTCCAGGCCATCGGCAATGACATGGCCCATGACATCGCATCGGATGGTTCCGGTGTGCGTGGGACTTATGGCTTGGGCACTGGATCCATTGTTGCTGGAGTGATCACTCTGGACAGCTTGGGTCAGGTCTACCAATTCGCGGTCAACATGGCTTTGGTGAGCTTCTCGATTGCTGGGCAGACGCCCACGCAGTCCACTGGCGCGAACCTGGGCTATGTGATTGCCGTGGATACGGGCTTGGGTCAAGTGACCGTTTCGGCCACCCAGGGCGGGGCTGCTGGCACTCCCACGGGCTGGTCCAGCGCGTTCCCATATCTCGCCCAGGTGGGAGATGTGAACTTCATCTCCAACGGGCTGAACACGGCCAACATGCTCAAGATCGCGGGCTTCTTGGCATGGATTCCGCTTGTCGCTCCGGGTGGTTCGGATAACTTCTTTGGTGTCAATCGCAGCGTCTCGCCAACCAAATTGGCCGGACTGCGGTTCGGAGGCGCCAATGAATCCATTCAGGACAGCTTGATTGACGCGGTCAATCAGCTTGCTGCAAACGGAAGTGAAGCCGGTGATCCCGACTTCATTTTCATCAATCCAGTAAGCTACCAGACCCTGGTTAAACAGCTGACTGCTCAGGGCGTCTATCAGATGATCAAAGCCAAGATCAACGAGGACGTTTCGATCAGCTTCAAGGCTCTGGTTCTGCCGACTGCCAATGGCGAAATTGCAATCCTCCAGGATCGCAACGTGCCTAGTCAGTTGGCCCAGATCTGGACCATGAAAACCTGGAAGCTCAGGACCCTTGGGAAAGCTCCCATGTTCCTGACCTATCCGGGCTTCTATGACCAATTAGGTATCCCCGTTCCTGGTTCGGATGCGATTCAGTTGCAGATTGGCTATTACGGCAACCTGACCTGCAATGCACCTGGCGCCAACGCCGTGGTGACGCTGTCTCAGTAAGTTTTCTCATGGATGGGAAACGAAAGCGCCCGGTGGGATTATGACCTGCCGGGCGCTTTTGTTTCTAATTGGGCAAGCCGACACACTTGAATGGTTCTCATTCACGCCGCGCGACTAGACCCATGGCGCTCGACCGGCGATCACTCCATGGGGCAAGGGAGCCATCATGTCGATTGGCACAAATAAGTTAGGCAACAATGGCGGTCGGGTATATTCATTCTTGAATCGTCCGGTCTGGATCGATTGTAACTTCATCGTGGATTCTGCGAATGGCAATGGGCTAGGCATTCGAAACCTCAAAGGCTCAGGCGTGCGTAACGTGTTTATGCACACTTCTGCAACGCCGGGTAAGGGCGTGGGAGGATACCTCAATCCTAATCCGGCGTCTGGCTATGCTGTAGTGCAGCTCCACAACAACTATGCGCGTTATTCTGGCGGTTTTTCGGGTATTGCGGCTCCTGCAAGCGGTTCTTTGGCTATTAACGGTTCGGCGCTGACTATCGGCAATCCTTATGTCATTGCGACGGTGGGGCATGCGACTGCGGGCACAGTGACCATTGCGCCTGTTGCCGATGTTTCAGGCAGCCTGGCTTCTACTTGGTTTCGGATGTATGATGCGTATGGCAATACATTCATTATCTGGTTCCAAGTTTCTGGCGTAGGCGCTGCTCCCGTTGGCGTTTCTGGCACGCTGGTTCAAGTCCAGCTTGTGACTAGTGATAGCGCAGCCACCGTAGGCACTAAGCTTGCGGTGATCTTGAATGGACTGCTTGCAGCTCAGCCCGGCAACATTACCGCGCCAAGTGGGGTGCTTAGCTTCACTGCGAGCGGCACCACGACTGTCACGGTAGTTTCCACGGCGACCAATCCTTATGGCCCTCTGCCTGGCGGTCCAATGGATGGGGCAATCGCCACTGGATTTACGTTTGCAGTCGTGGATTATTCCACCAACCTGCAAGATTGGCAGGGCGTAGGCCTTCCTCAAGGCATTGTTCCAGCCGTGGGTGCAGGTTTCATTGCAACTGCTACTGGATATTCCACGGGTGGGGGATCCACTGGCACGGTGGTTTCGCCAAATGCTTCGGGCATCGTCTCTCTCAGCGTAGTTGGAGATCCCAATCAAACGTTGAGCCCGATCCCCATGGGTGGAAGCGCCAATGTGGGTGGATTGATCTTGGTTCAGTTCAATGCGGCCACTAGCTCGAGCGTTACGACTCCGATCGCCACTGCGCCATCAGACAATAGTGTAGTGGGCCTAGGCTTCTATGTTGAAGCTAGTTCGATTGTGATTGCTGGCGAGTAATCTGAAGGGGGCTCCATGAGCATTGGCATTCCACAAAACGTGGTTCTTCAAACCGGTAACGGCCAGAATCTCGTTTCGTGGTCCAATGTGACTGGGGCCACCTCCTATTCCATTCAGAGAAGCACCGACGGCGTGAACTTCACGACCGTCGGGACTTCAGTCATCAGTGGGTACATCGATTCTGCGGTCACGGTTGGCTCCGCCTACTTCTATCAGGTGGCTGCGGTCAACATTTCTGGTGCGAGTTCTTACTACCCGAGCTATCCCGCATCGATCACGCCGTGTTTGCCGGGTCAAATCAACTTGGGCTATCTGCGCTACATGGCGCAGCTGCGGTCCGACCGTTTAAACGACGATTATTTAACATTGGATGAATGGAACTGGAACATTAACCAGAGCGCCAATGAGTTGTATGACATCCTGGTGGACAAATATGGGGATGACTACTTCTTTGCGCCTCCGCTTCTCATTCCTTTGACGGGCGCGCAGTCCTATCCACTTCCTAATGGGTCAAATTACCCAGTGAATGGAGTGCCTTCGCCAGCGCTCTATAAGCTCAATGGGATCGACGCCAACGTGAGTGGCGCAGCTTTGGGTCCAAATGCAGGCTGGATACCTTTAGCGCGCTCCAATTGGTCTGATCGGGACCGATATACGACCTGGCCAGGTCAAGCTGGCGCACTCAACAACATTTACCAGATGAGCTATCGCACGATGGGAAACAATCTTTACTTGTTTCCCCAGAACATGAACATGCTCATTCAGCTCTGGTATGTCCCGATCTTGATTCAAATGCTTCAAGACACCGACATGCTGCCTTTTTCCATCAGTGGATGGAGTGAGTTTGTGATTGTGGATGCAGCCATGAAGGCGATGGTCAAAGAAGAATCACTTGAGAAATGGAATGCGCTGGGTGCCTCAAAGGCTGCACTCATTGAACGTATTGAAGTCACGGCCGCCAATCGTGATGTGGGACAGCCCAATACAATCTCCAATGTGCGTGCGACCATGGGCGATCCTGGTTTCTCTAGCTGGGGCAATGGTTTTGGTGGGGGCGGATTTGGCGGTTCAGGCGGAGGATACTGATGGCGCAGCTCTCTTCAACTCTGGATTGGGACCACGCCAATAAAACCTGGGCTCAGACGCTCAATCCTTTTATCGCCAACCCCATGAACTCCATGCAGCTGCTCAAGGGCATAGTGCT